GCCAAGATCTTCCACAGCAGGCTGTCCAGGAGTTGCTCCAGACAGTTTCTGCATTGGTTCAGCTTTAGCAGCACCTTTGGTTACTACGTTTTCCATTTCTTGTAAATTGCTACCAACGGACATTTTTGATTAGATATTTTTGTATTAATCTATATTTATTTATAAATTAAAGATTTGAGAGAAAATCGTTGAAAAGGTTCAACTTATGCTCTTCAAGTCTTCTTTGGTCAACAAGAGTGTTAATTCTCTTCTGAGTTCTTTCTGCGAGTTGTTCACGAAGAATTCCTCCTTCCCAAACCCACTCTTTTCCTTCCATAATTCCCTGAACAAAAGCATCAGGTGCAGAAGGATCGGCAACGATGTCGGCAGCAGTTGCCAACATGAAGTCTTCACCGACAACTTTATGACCCTCATTTGTGGTTCTCAATGAACCAACACCACGAGAAGAAACGCCGAGCATCACACCTTCATCAAGAAGAGAAGATGCAATCTTACCCATTGGAGTATTAAGGATTTGTGCCTTTCCTCTAAAATTACTTCCTTCTTGAACAAGTGAAGTAATCTTATGAGAAACACGATCAAGGTTTACGGTAGGACCATCGGGGTGACCAAGTTCACCAAGAGCACGTCCTTTCTTAACGAAAGTTTCGTTATATCTTCCAACTTCACGGGAAAGAGTTTCCATAGGATACATTCTACCATTGCGGTTTTTGATGTCTCCCTGAAGGAAAACTCCCTCAATGTACAGTTTCTTATTAGCACCTTTTCCTTCGGTGATAATCTGTACGTTTGAAATTTCTTCTGTGATAAGTTTCATTTGTTTATCCAGTAAATCCTACTTGTGCTCCTTTGACTGTTGCGGCACTAGCAAAAACGCAATGTGTTGGTGTTTTTTCCAAATACTCAACGGTATTTGCTGGCATCGTGAAAGAACCAACGCCAGTACCACTTTGCGACTCTACTACTTCAACAACAGCAACAGATCCTGTATTAACCAAACGTACAACTGTTGCCTGACTAAAACTAGTGGCAGCACCCGTTGTTGTTGGTAGTGCTATTTCAGCACCTTTCAATAATGTTCTTGCCATTATTCTTGTTCCTCTGATGATTGATCGTCACCGAATAAGGATGCGCCAACAGTTGGACGAACAGCATCAATTCTTTGTGCAGATTTTGCATAAAGAGCATCTTTGATCTTGTCGCTAATATCCGAAGCGGAAGCATCCGATCCTATCAAATTTACAATTTCTTCCATGAAAAGTGATTATAACTATATTTTTTATTTATATCTCGGCAGATTTGCCATCAGCAGCAGTGATTCCACCATTTATTTCTGGTTCCATTGGAACATCACCCATCATTCCCATTTCACCTTCTTGTGGTAATGGTTCTCCTGTTATTGGATCTATAGAATTGGGATCAGGAATAATACCATCTTTAATTTCCTGTTCAATCTGCTCATCCATCTCAATCATTTCTGAATCAGTCTGACGAAGAACTTTCTTACGAACCCATTCAGTAGAATAATACTTACCAATATAAGGTTCAATAGTTGCCAGAACACCAAGACGCTCATTGAGCATTTCGGTTTCTTTTAATTCTGCAAACTGATTATCATATAAGAAATCATATTGAATATGATCGGAAATCATTTCCCAATCTTCTGGAGACACAATGTTCTTGAGAATCAATTGCGTTTTCAACATGTCATTAAACATCTGAGCAAATCTCTTTCTCAAACGTCCAACAAACTTGGCAAACTTGAGTTCGTCTCTCAGAATTTCGGAAGAACGACCAAGATTGAAACCACCATCGGCAGCGATTCTTGACTCGGGAACTCCAAGTGCTCTGTAAAGTTTCTTTTGGAAATACTCAATATCTGCAAGTTCTCCAAGATTTTGACCGCCAGGAAGTGTGGAGATTTCAGTTCCTCTACCACCTTCTCTTCTTGGAAGCCAAAAATCTTCAAGCATACTCATATGCTTTTTATCATCGCGAACTTCTCCGGTGTTGGCATCATAAACCAACTTGTTACGATAGCGCATCATAACATCACGAAGATATTGTTCTGCCTTTACTTTTGGAAGATTGCCAACATCAATATAGAAAATACGACGTTCTGGTGCTCGTGATAATCTGTAAATAACAAGAGAATCCTCAATCATTCTAAGTTGATTGAGTGCTTTGATTGCTTTATGAAGATATGAAAGAACTGATCCTTTATTTCTATCAACAAGACCTGAAGTTACATATGTGATAGAATCCTTTGCAATCTTTACAGAATTCTTTTGTTGTCCGCCAGAAGTAGAAGGATAACTTGGAGTTGGAGTATAGAGATAATACTCATCAATCTCTGGATTTGCTACTCTATCGGCAGATTGAAGTCTGAGATTTACAAGTCTTTGTTCTTCTGGTTTTTTCTTTTCTTGTCTAATGTATTTGATCTTTAATGGATCAATATATCTAAGTTCTTTGATTCCTTCTTGTGGTTTTTTGGTGTCAATTACCTTCAGATAAAAAAGTCTTCCATCAACATACCAATTTCTAAAAATTTCATGCGACTTTCTATCAAAATCAAGTATTTCTTTAATTCTTTTAAATTCTTCTCTGATTACTTTTTTGAGTTTATCAGTTGCATTCAAATTAGATAGTTCAATTTCAATCGGAGAATCATAAAGATCACTGACAATTGCTTCATTAACAACATCTTCGATGGCACCATCACATTCCGGATGAAGTGCCATCTCACGATATCTTTTGATTAGATCAAACTCAGTTCTATATACACCTTCAATATCTACATATTGACCATAAAATCCACTAGAAATATAATGATCAACCCCGTCCTCATTTGACTGAGGAACGGGGGACACTATAGAAGCGGATTTTTTATCTTTATCCTCAATTGAAAAACCAAAAAGTTTTGCCATTATAATCTTGACTAGACTGTTATTCTACTATTTAGTTAATGTCTTCGCCACCAGCATTAGGAGAAGTTCCCTTTGATGCTTCCCACCACTGAACCTGAAGTTCTACCGTAAACTCCTCAAGAGTATCAGTAGTTTCGTAACTCAGGTCAATTGTTGAAATATTGGTTGGGAATACATCATAGAAGTGGTAAGATCTGAGAATACCACCGTCACGAGCAAGTTGATAGACATATGCATCTGCCTGGTATGCTTCTGGATCAGTCAGTCCAGTGCCATCATTTACCTTATTGATTGTGTTCATCCACTTCTCAAATGCTGAGCGAATGGAGAAATCAACATCGTTGATGACAGTGATTGTCCAAGTTTCGAATGTTCTGTCTCCAGCGATCTTAAGAATACGACCTCTAAATGGAACATCAATTGGAGCGACTGTTGATGCAGGCAGTGCCGCTGCCTTGACAAGGAATCTTGCCTTTTGGAGAGTGTCATTATCGACACCAACGGCACCTGGGAATGCTAACTCAACTTCAAAGAGATTGGGTCTTGCACCACCACCAGTTAACTTACTCTTAAAATCAGTGATTTTTCTGAGTGGAATGTTATTTTGTTGTTGACGGGTTGCCATAGTTCGTTAAACCTCTAATTTAATTAAACGTTACCAATTACTTCTTCAAAAGCAACACCAGTTCTGGTGGCAACAAATGTAAGACCGATGAAGTTAATCGACCTTGCAGGTTTGATGAAGATGTCTGCGACAAACTCATTGTTGTCGATGACGGCAGCAGTGTTATTTGTTTCATCACAAATAACAACATAATCTGAAATTCCTCTCTTAGCCTGAACATCACGGAGGAATGGTTCAACGATATTTACAAAGTTGGTTCTTGTAATCTCATCGTTGAATTCAAAGAGTTGATCCTTGGCAGCAGCAGAGATTGCATCTTCAAGGTATACGAACAAACGACGAACGTTAATTCTGTCAAATGCCGATGCTTTAGCAAGTCCAGTTTTATCACCAAAGAGAACAATACCAGCACCAGGTGAGAAGATGACTGGATTTACTCTTGCGGAGTAAAGTTTATCTCTTTGAGTCTTAGAAGGATTATAAGCAAGTTTTACAGCATTAAGGATTGATCCTCTTGCAGTTCCTGCTGGTGAGAACCATGGGAAGTTGTTGATGTCATTGCGAGCACAAAGTCCAGCGATGTCTCCGTTCAGAGGAACATAGCGGAATGTGTTTGCGAATCTATCATACATGTACTTATAACCACTATCAAAGACACCATAAGATGAAGATGTGACAGGTGCATAGAAACTCAGAACGTTATCAGTGATATCAGAATCTGAGTTGATTTGAGCAGCAGTGTCATCAGTACTATCAGTAATTGCAGCACCTCTGTATGGTGAGATGAATGCGAGTGAATCTTTTCTTGCTTCAGCAACTGCGATCAGTTTGTTTGCGAGTGCCTGGGCATCTGACTTACCATATGCTGCAGATCCCATCAGAAGGAAATCTACCTCATAGTTCTCAGTATTCTCAAACAAATCATATCCACCAACAAGACCACTCAGAGAAGCACTAAGTGCTCCTGCGTTTTCAACGTTTGTTCCTAAATCGTAGTTGGTTCCAGTCGTCAACTCGGCATTCAAATTACCTTTTGCAGCAAATGTAATACCTTCAGCATCTTGATCCCAATTTACATCAGTTTCAAGAGTAAAGTCTGCGCTATATCCAGTGGTTACAATGCCTGCTGGTTGTGCTCCACCAAAGAGATATTCTGAATTGCTCTTGAGATAACCTCTCCAATAAGAAGGTGATCCTACCGAGAACTCTGCGTCTTTTGCCTTAGAAAGACTGAGATGCTTCTCAAGGATTGTTCCTGCATTTCCAGTAACCTTTCCTTGACCATCAATAACTACAACGTGAACTTCATCAAATCTAGATCCTCTTGCGGCAGCATACTCGGAAGTACCTGGACGATCAGCAACAGTATTCCACTTAACCGTTGAAGTAGAAGTCAGTGAAAGATTTTGTTGATCAAACCAATCTACTTGCGAAGAGACTGCTGTTGATCCATAGGAGGTTGTTTCTCCATTGGTATGAATGGCAACATTTCCACTTCCAGAGAAGGAATAAACACCAGATGGTTGATAATCTACTTCAGTTTCTGTTCCAGCAGCAGAAACGTGACTAACAACTTTTACACTTACTTGACCACTTCCAACTTCTGTAATAACTCCTTTTAAGTATCCATCAAGAACGGTTGTTGTTCCTGCTCCTGGAAGAGTAGCAGAAATTGTTTGAGTAACACCATAACCAACTGCCAAAGCAGCTTGTGACACAGTGGTGGTATAAGATCCAAAACTAAATGATACGTTTGTAAGTGGATTTTCGTTTAAAGTTGCCGCACTTAAAGTTACAACACCAGTTGTAGTGATACCAGTAACAGTAACACCAGAACCAATAATACCAGTAATTTCTTCTACAGTGTCTCCAAGAAGAATACCAGTAGTAGTAATTCCGGTAATTGATAATGCAGTTCCGACAATATCTCCGTCAGTTGGAGATGCATTAGCACTAAAAGTTCTATTGGATACTGCTTCAGTACTGATTCCAAGAATTTGGTCTGCCTTGGCATCAATAATTCCAACTCTCAGACCGTTTGCCCAGGATCCTGGGTTTTTTGCGGCAACTACAACACCGCTGATGGTGTTCTCGTCATATCCAAGCTGTTCGTAGTGCTCAACACTTTTAATTTTTGTACTAGAAGCAGCACCAACATAAGATGCTGCGTTGTAAAGATTACTGTTATCAGCTCTTACAACTCTCAGAGAACCACCATATGCCAGGAACGACGATGCCGTTAACCAGTGCTCGTAGTGCTTATCCTGAGAATATGGTTTACCGAATACGTTCAGTAAGTCTTGTTCGTTCTCAACTAATGTAGGAAGATCTACTGGACCTTGAGCAAAAGGTGCCGCAATAGCTCCAATACTCGCAGAAGTTGGATCAACTCTTCCTACCGTAAGGTCTACTTCCCTTACTACAATACCAGGAGATGCTAAATTTAATGGCATCTTGTTTTTCCTCGCAATCCAAATTTATCTAAAAATATTTAGGAAAAGGGTTATTTTCAGCGGGGAAACCATGCGTGAATATCTACCAATCGGGATATTCCCACAACACTTCCTTTTTCTTTTTAGATTTTATTCTTTTTATTGTACACTCTTTACATTCATATGAATATGCAGATGGTAAGGTTCCTCTGTCCCTTCTTGTCAAATAGTAATCATCTAATAAACTTTTAACTTCCCCACACACTCTACATTTGCGATCAAAGAACAGTAAGTGTTCTAGTTCTATTTGATCGTCAAAATCCATCACTTATAATCCCACATATAAGACATGTCTCCATATTCATCTGTATACCATCTATCTCCATTATTATCTACAAACTCAGTTTCATCATCAATACCGTTTAAAATAAATCCAAATGGTGCCATGTCTTGTTCGATTTGATTTTTCTGTTCTTCATAAATTCTCTTACGAACATCATTGTCCGTCATCTCTTTGAAATAGTCTTGTGCCACTAACCATGAGAAAATAACAAGACACATTGCTAAGTCATCATTACAACCTTCTTCTGCTTCAAAAGAATTATGCTTCTGTGAAAATGTTGTGAGTTCTGATATAATCTCATAATCAACAGTCAACAACTTATCATCTTCTAATAAAGTCTTTAAGTTAGAACATCCAAGTTTTTTGACGGCAGCAGTCATTCTCACCCCAAGTTGAGATTTCTTACCACTAAAACCAGATCCTACAATTTGACCAGCACGTCCTCTCATCGCACACATGAGAACGTTTTCATATTCTAAGTCAAAGTGAAGAATATTTGCTACCTGATCTCCAATGTCATTGACTTCGATCAATAACCATGCATCATTATATCCCTTTGCCACATCATGAATAACACTGGGAAATAACATTGGTTTGATTTCGTTATTTCTATACTTTGCTACTACTCTATAAGGGAACTCTGTGATATCAAAAATAATAAACGCCGAGTAGTCATTACCCAATCCACGGGCAACGTCTACTGTTATCAAATAATTATGTTCTGGTTTTGGATTTTCGTAAATATCAAGCCCAGCATTTCTTTTTAGTGGACTTTCATATACAAGATTTTTAAGTTTTGCTGGATTGATGAGTGTATTAACGGATCCTAGGAATTCACACTCAAACTCAACCTTAAACTGCTGTTCGGAAGTGTTGGCAATAGTCTGCTCTTTCCAAGCATCATCTCTACCGGGAACTTCAGACCAATGAACATCAGTAGGAACATACTCGTTCTTACCCCTCTCCGCATCATGCCACATGCGGTAGAAGTGATTCATACCACGAGGGGTAGAAACAATAATTACCTTTGTGCTCTGTCCAGAAGAAATAGTAGGATAAACAGAGGCAAAGAAGTCATCAGCAATGTGATTCGGGATGAACGCGAACTCGTCAAGAAAGATGACATTATAGGATCCGCCTCGGACAGCAGATGAAGAAGTAGAGTTAGACGAAATCTTGGAGCCATTTTCGAGTTCTAAACTACCTTTGTTCCATGATATAATACCTTGTTGCATCCACTTTGGCAAGTTTTCGTAGGCAAGTTGTAACCTACCAAGAAGATCTCTAGCAGTTGATGCCTTGTTTGCTAGGATGGCGATGTTAACATTATCGTTAAAAACAGCGTAGTGCAGAAGATATGATACACAAGTAGTAGACTTACCAGTCTGACGTGGCATCTTACAGATATTAAACCTATTATCATGGAAATTCTGAATTAGTTTTTCCTGAAACGGGTACATATCGAAAGGTACAAGACCTTCATCAAGAGACACAATCTTGATATAGTTTCTAGCAAAATAAACTGGGTCTTCTTTACACTTCAAGAATTCGAGGATTTGCTCCTCTGTAAACTCAATTTGCGTATTCGCTTTTTTTAGATTGGGATTACCAAGATATACTTCACTCATAACAAAAATTAAATCATCCTTGATAAACTACAGAAGTTGCATATACATCAGAGCTACTGCAAAACACTAACTCTTCTCTTTCTTTCTTGACAATTATTGGGTTATGTGGAGGAATGTAAAAACTTCCAATGGTAACTCCTGCACCAGTTCTAGTTTCAACCAAATGTGCATTACCACTAGCATGGTCATGTTGAACCATGACATATCGTGCTCCAATGCTATTGGAGTCTGGAACTGATGAACCAGATCCAGCATTTATATTAGTAGATTCTCCTAAAATTTTTATTATATACATGGATCAGCACTTCCAGCGACGACGGGCTTTACAAATTGCTTTATCGGGGTCTTTTGAGCAATCAATGTTATGCATGTCTTGCTGCCCCTTAGAGCGGGAGCAGAAGGACTTTCTGCGTTTGGCATCCTTGCTACCTGGTTTTGGATCACCAGTTACAGCAGTCTTTAACTTAGAACCAGGATTTTCACGACGATAAGCATTAACTGCTTTTTGACTCATACCATCAGTTTTATCACCCTTGTTGACCTTCTGCCAATCCTCTCCAAGTTCTTCTCTCCAATCTGAAAACTCTTCTTTCTTTATGGAAGTAACTAATTTTCCTTTACCATCTGGTGTTGGCACAAACTCACCATAATCTCCCATAGATTTATCTTTCTTGTCAACATGACCACTGACATTAGTATCAATTCTTTTAACTGCTTTTTTAGTCAACTTTTTAATATCACCAGAAGGAATTTCTTTTTCAAATTCTTCTTTTTTCACGCAGTTATTGTAGGTTTTACCAAACATTTTTTTGGTTCCCTTCTTCTCATATCCTTTCCAACACTTCTGACCTTCTTCTATTGGTTGTCCACCTTGAATTGGATCGGGTTCAATAAGATTTACCGTTTCAATTTCAATTGCTTTGAAATCATCTCTCCAATTTGAGAAGTCATAAGACTCTGACTTATTACCCCAGTTAGAAGCACCAACCTTACGACACTTTACAAGTGCTCCTGATGCATATGCACTTGGCCATACAGAATAACGAGACTTAACCTTATGGTAACAAGCATCTTTCTTACCACTACCCTTACCTGGTTTATCCTTTGCTTCTGTTACTTCTACTTCTTCTTTTTTCATTTTCTTCTTAGGGTCTGTAGAAACATATGTTGGTTTTGCGGCACCAGACTTTTGTTGTTGACCAGGATCCGCTTTCTTCTTTCTTCTTTGAGCAGAAAGTCTCTCTGCCTTACTCATACTTGCTCTTTTTGCAGAAGAGACACACTTAGGAGTTCCTTCTCCAGGTTCGTCACTTGCACAGGTTCCACCTGTTACAACATTAACCCAACCTTTTTTACCATCTTTTGATTTGGACTTTCCGAACCAATCTCGGAGTCCCTCTTCACTTACGGTTTCTTCATTAGTTACATAATCTGCGGCAGTATCAATGTAATCTGCTGCTTTTGTGATTTTGGATTGTACCCAAGCTTGCAGATTGCCCTCACCTTTCTTACCCATCTTCTTTTGAAGACGCTTTGCGGCATTAGTCACAGTTTTCAACTCAGACCGTGCCATTGAGTATTCGTGATCTTTTTTTTCTTCTGACATTTTTTTCTTCTTACCCTGACAATGGGCACGTTGACTAAAACCTTTTGGGTTGTCACAATCAATTGATTTTTTATATTTTTCTGACCAACCCATTAGGAAACAAGTTTACTCTTTATTATTTAGAAAACCTTGTTTGAGTAGTTTTTGTAACTCGGTGGTTGATCCAACAAATACAGCATTATTGGTAACATTATTGTTAGTCGTTTTTACAGATTCATCCTCAACATCTTTAAGTTTTTTCTGTAAGTCAATAAGTTTGTCTGTAGTATCGGCAACACTTTTGATTAATTGACCTGCCACTTCATATGCCCTTGGACTTCCACCTTCGCCAGCAAGTTCCATAATTCCATTGATTGCCTCCTGTCCTTTTTCAATTAAGGAGTAGAGATTGGCACGAGTGTATTCATAGTCCTTTTCAATATCAGGACCTTTGGGTTTTACATTTTGAATTTCTGACGAAACTTTTTCTGTCTTTACGATCTTACTCTCAACATTTAAAGCTTCATCGATTGAATCATAATTATCAGACATAATTTTTAAATATCAGTTTGTTGAGTTGGACTATAAGTCTTAGAATCTGTAAAATCTTCCCAAACTTCGCTAAACCCAAAGTCATCATCAGGATCAGCATTAATAGGATCTGGTGTTACTGTATATCTGACCTCTCTCTTAGCAGTCTGAGTATTGGTATCAGCATACATATCAACTTGAACCTTACGAATGAGACCTTCCGTAGAATCTGCAATAGGACCAAACAGATATGACTTTACAGTAAATCTCAAAGTATAGATAAGTGCTCTTCTTACGGTAAAGTCTCCCTCATAATCATCCTGCATATCAATACTGTCAAGAACAATTGGTATATCTTTTTTCTCACCAATTGAATCTACCAAATCCAAAGTCAAATTAAATGATGGTTGGAAAAATGGTAGTATTTGTTCGACAATTTGTAAAGCATCATCACTTAATTTTGAGTAGATACTTAATTCAAAACCAATATTATAAGGAACTGGCATATAAACTTTCTTTATATTGCCAGCATCATCTGATGCTCTAAAGGTTTGAGTTACACTAGTTTTTCTTGTTGGATCATATTGTAAAGAAACCATTTCAAAAGACATTCTTGGTAAAGTGATTGCAATAGGTTTTTTTAAATCTGCCTGTTGCTCCAACTTTGCCAAAAACTTCTGCATTGGACCATATGAAAGTCCAACTTTTGTTTCATCTACTACGTTATTGTTTTTATCCTCATGTTTAATGTAAATATTATTAAAAAGAGTTCCGAAACTAACAATCGTTTTTCTTATAATTTCGTGATAAAAATAAGTCCCTAACATTAATATTCTCCAAATGGATTTGATTCAGTGAAATCTAATATATTGTCTGCTTCTGTTTCAATTTCTTCGTTATTGTCAAAAGATTCTTCATAACTATCATTATCATATGATTTAAGTATATAGGAAGCAGAAGAATCTGAACCAGTTATTACTTCTCCAGCAGAGAACTGTCCGTCATTTACAGCAACATACAATTCTATCGGTGGATCATTCAAATCAATATCTGTTCTGATTACTATATTTCTAATTTCTGCTGTTGTTCCAGAAAGTGAACCTGTTATAGTTTCTCTGAGTTGATATGTTCCTATTCCTGTGGTTGATACTCCTGCTATTGATACTGTTGGTGCGGATGTGTATCCTGCTCCAGTATTTGTTATTTGGAGTTGAGAAACACCACCCGTTGATGGATTTACAATTGCCTCTGCCGTTGCTGTTGTTCCAACTGCAGGACCAGAAATGGTGACGATGGGAGCATAGAAGTATCCAGTACCAGCAGTAGAAATTGATAGTGTTTGTACACCGTTATCAACAATTATCGCTGTAGCAGCTGCTCCTGTTCCACTTCCTCCAGTTATAGTGACTGTCGGAGGATCTGATGAGGTATATCCAGATCCAGCATTTGTTATTCTAATTTCCTTTACGGATTTTATACCGCCAATAGATGTTGTTATAGCAACAGCAGTTGCCGTAGTTCCACTTGTTGGATCAGATATAGTTACAACTGGTGTTGAAGTATAGTTATATCCATCATTAGTTAGACTAATTAGTCCAACCATACCAGCACCACCAATAGTTGCCGTTGCACTTGCGTCAGCACCAACAGGTTCCAGTGTTAAAGTTGTAATGTAACCTTCATCTTGAACTGTATTATCGATTTCTTCTACAGATACATCAATATCTTCATTTTCATATTCATAAAGTTCGCACTGCAGTTCATATACATATGTTTTTCCTAATTGATAAAAAGGTTTTTCTGCCTCAACTCTTTTAATTTCGAATAGTCTTTCCCCTAAAGGAAAATATATTAAATCACCCTCTCTTGGTCTGGAGGTGATTGTCATTGTTTGATCGGTGATATTACCCTCTTCAATTCCAAGTTTTATTCCTTCCAAATATGGAGTTATAAAGTCTTCAAATCTTTCTTGAGAAATTATCAAATTTATTTCATTTTTTAATCTTAATCCAAATTTCGTCATTATATCAGATCCAGGAGCATATCCCTCATAATTGTCCAGATATGCCTCAATGACAAAGTTGTCATCAAATCTAGAAGATTGAATCTCTCCCAAAATATCATCAGTTTTCAAAAATTTTCTGGGAAGATAATAAACATCAATCCCATAAATTTTCAGTTGTTCATTTATCAAATCTTGTATTAGGAATTGCTCTCTAGGAGATCCTTGTAAGAAAAATGGATTGAGTGTCATAATTATCCAATAAAGTCTAGTGGTGGAAGTTCATATTCCATCGTCATTCTTTGTTTAATATCTTCAAGTTCTCTTTCTGCATCTTCATAAAGTTGCCTTCCGTTCAATTCAATTCCTCCAGGCAACTTAACTCCATTAAATTTGATAAGGTTTTGACCCCATTGTCTTTTAATGAGGGAAGTTAAATATTTTTTCAAGAAACTATCATTATATATTTGGGTAAACGATGCTGGATCAAGTGCTCTATAACATTCGATTACTATAAATTCATTTGCTGTCTGAGATCCCCAGTCAATATCCAAATATAATCTATCTTGTCTTTTGTTAAATCTAACTTGCTTGTCTGTTGTAAGTAAAAAGTCAATATCTTCCAGATAAGACTTGACCATGGAATATTGGAGAAGTTCTACAGAATTAAAGTAATATAGATCATTTAAGAATAACTGATATTTGATACTAAACATTCCACCAGAAATTGAACTGGTGTCAAATTTAAATATTCTTTCAATTCCTATTACAGAATCTGGAACTTGTATAAAATTAGAAGTTTCGTAAAAATTGAATGTAGTGGCAGCAATTCCTGTGGAAGTTCCCGTAGTCGTTACAATACCAACACCATCAGTTCCTTGTGCTCTACCTCTAGCAACATCATCGCTAGTTATCTTATATTTCAGATACATTTTCTCAACACCATCATAATGACGTTCATTAAAGTATTGTATCGCATCATCAACTAAGTCATCAATTTGTTCATCATCAACATTAATTTCCAATACAGGAGCACCTAATTTTCTAAGACAGTAATCTATCAGTCCTTGCCTTGTGCTTGGTTTTGCCATTAGTATTCTCCTCCATCAATTGTTGAAGTCCATTTTGGGACTCCACTTGATTGTTCTATTGTTAATATGTAGTAACTTGTCGATAATAAACTTTCTGTACTAGCTGCTCCAACTAGTTTTCCATTATCATCAAAATATGCAACTCCATTTGGACCATCATAAGTTCCTGCATAATAATTTGGCGCATAAACATCAGTATTGAATGCTAATCTAGAATTAGAATTGTCCCAAGATAATGTTTTATCACCATCCAATCCATGAATTGTAATTCCAGCACCATCAAGTTGTGAATCATTTAACTTTGGTACTACAGAAGCAATTCCAATGTTAATATCTTCAACCTCAAGAATTTGAGTGCTTATGATTGTCTCATTTCCGTTGACAGTAAGATCGCCAACAATGGTAAGATTATCATCAACAGTGATAGTTCCAGATGCAGAATCTAGAGTTAATCCGCCAGATGAAGTATCAATTTCATTTCCATTAAATCTTATATTATCTACATTAGCAGAACCACTAACTGAAAGATTGGATCCATTCCAAGTTAAATTATCATCATAATCTATAGATCCACCAGGACCAGAAACAACAACACGATTGTCAGGTAAATCACTAATTGTTGCCGAAGAAAGTGTAGTTTCTCCACCAGAAATATCTGCTCCACCATTACCATCAATAGTGGATCCAAATGTTGCAACTCCTACAAATTCAGATTTTTCACCAACATAAATCCCACCACCAACGGTTAAATTTTTCTCAACACCAATACCACCATCAAATTGTACCGATCCAGTATTAACGTTGCCTAATGTATTTTGTGTTGTATCAGTGAAACTTGTTACACCAGATACTTGTGCAGTACCACTTACAACTAAATCATTTAGAATATTGACAGCAGCATTAATATCAACATCTGAAGAAAATGTTGATATTCCAGTTATTTCTAAATTTCCACCAACATTGAGATTTTTGGCAATGCCTACTCCACCACTAACAATTAAAGCTCCAGTTGTGGTAGATGTGGAATCTTCAGTGTTTGTAAAATATGCAATTCCTTCAATTGTAGTTAATGACGAATCAATGCGACTTGTCATTATAAAAGATTCTGTCGGGAGATCCCAAACAAGAATCATTCCATCTATTCCTCTATATGTCTTATTGACATCATCGAGGTTTATAAGTCTTGTTGCCGGAGAAGACGCATTAGATAATACACGAACTACATTTTGAGAACCAACTCTTGCTTTTATAGTAGGCATTATCTAGTTACTCCTGCTCTGACGAGTGCAGCACCCTCAACAGCTTTGGTGACTGTACCACCACTAGTAGTTAATTTTACATCATAAACGTATCTACCTGGTTTCAAATCTGCAGTTTCTGAAGATGTTAACGATATTTGAACTGAACCGCCAGTAACTGATGTAATTGTTGACGCAAAAGATACAGATGAAGAACTACTATATGTTTTTCTGAGTTGGGCATCCATGCTGTATCCGGTCAGATTTAGAAGAGTATTTGTTGTAGTATCTTCTAACTGAAAAGTAGTATCAAAATCAAACCCCTGCTCAATTACTATATTTGATACAAATACCGCCATTATTCAGATGAGCATGTGTTTCTATAGATATTTATATCAACCAAATGCCGTGAAATTATTTGCTATTTAGGATCTCTTTTAGTAGTGTTTTTATTTCGTCAATATCTTCTTTCATCTTATCCAATTCTTGCCTCTGCATTTCTTTGTGATTGAGAGAATTGACGTATTGATTATATGAAGTGGTGTCACAATTTACTATGGCACCACTTTTTTCATCTCTGTAAAGATTTTTATGTCCTTCTACTCTTATCATCTCAACGCAATTGTTCTAAGATCCTTTATTCTGGGAGCATGTGCCTGATCAGTACCAGACATTACAATTTTGATTGTATATCCAGTAAACAGATCTAAATTGTCTGCTGTAAATTCATACTCAAGATACTGATTTTCCAAACTTGCTGGAACAAATGTATCTGATCTTCCACTATTGTTGGAATCATCGGTAGGAGTGATAGTTCCGTCAGCGTTAATAGTCAAATTATCATAACCAGGGAATAGTTCAAACTCTTGCGTTACTTCACTAGAATCTGCTCTAATCAAATTATAAAGAACTCTAAAGTCTGCAGATTCATGTCTGTAAGCAGCAAGAATTACTTTGAGTGAAGATGCTGCCTGAGTCAGATTGACGGTATTAGATACATAAACTGCCGCATGTGGATCAAACAGCAATGAGTTGACTCTATTATCCTCAGAATAATCGGAGATAGGTTGATTCAATCTGTTCAATCTAAATTCTGTCATTGCAGTATCAGTATAGATGATTGGTGACAAGTTAGAATCTGTTGTACCTAAGGTTATGCCAGTTGTGAATGATTTGTTTCTTGGTAATGTAGTTAAACTTGTAGTCTCATTAATATTAGAAGCAACCATTCTTACAGAACTCAGTTTGTTTATCTCATTCAACTCTACATTTTCAAAACCATTATCAACGAAAGGTGTTTCCGATCCATCAACACTTCTTCCCGTAGTTGTTCTTACAGACGCTGTGACTGTTGTGGAAGAACCAGGTGTCAAAATATCATAATTCGGAACAATTTCATTAAACTGAATATTTTCAGTTGCCTTACAGTTATTTCCACCAATCGATGCCTCTGATGTGAATGATAATTGTGGTGCTCCAGAAGTATCACCATCATTAGATCTATCATTACCATTGGTTGACATGTCAACTGCAACGTGATATTCATCTAGTTCATTTCCAAGTGAACTTACATCATGAGTGATTCCATTAATTCTTCTTAGAGAAACGCCATTTAACTCATACTTTGTAACCGAACTTCCAACTTCGTGGGGTTGAACTTTACCCTCTACTGCTCTAGCACTTATTGTAAGAGTTCCACTACCAACTTCACTGTAAGAAATTATCTCATCGCCAATTTTTGCATATCCAAGATATGAACCAGAAACGGTTTGTCCCTCAAAAGTGTCAAAGTTTGAAGTGCTTGCAACACTAATTGTTGCTGACTCGTCAATCGATAAAGCAGAATCTAAAGTTGTTGGTGGGACGTTTGATTCGATATCCGAAATAATGACCTTATTTGTGGAATAGTACATTCCATGATCAAAATGATCTACTTTTAAATAATTTCCAGAATTCAGACCGGATCCTTCAGAAGTTCTGTCAGTAATTGTTGTGCTTGCAAGAGAAACAATAGTTCCAGAGTCGTTATAGTAGCTCAATGCAGCACCAACTTGGAAAGTCTTGGATGCACCTTTTTCGCCCTGAACATTACTCAAATATAAAGTATCTAATCCAGTAATTGACTGGATAGTAAACTGTGCATCTCTTCCTAATGTGGTTGTAATTCCAACAACATCACCGACTTGATATCCATTTCCAGTATTCGTTGTCGCAGCGATTCCAGTGACAACACCATTAGTTGCAGTAATACTGACTCTAAGACCGGAACCACTACCAACAATATTTGTAGTTGCCAAATCAGAGGCACTTACATAATTTTCTCCACCATCAGTAATAGTAACATTGGCGACAGAACTTCCTTGCCCAACAATATGACCATATCCAAATCCATTAGTTCCAGAAACTTTTCTACCAACTGTTAAAATACCGATATTTCCATCACCCTCGGGAATTGTGGATATTCCAAGGGTTACTGTCTTTGGTAATGTTGTAATAGGATTGTTTGATAAATTCTCAACGTATCCATTACTTTCATTTAATGTTGGATTATAGAAGAATGCTGTTCCAGTTGTTGATGTAAAGTTTGCCTTATAGAGTTTAAATTTAAGATCTTGATACTGGTTGGCAGTCCAAATAGATCCATTTTGGGACTTGAACAAACTTCCGAGAGCAAACTGTTTTGAATAAATAATCGATTCTGCGTTGGGTAGGGATTGTGTATTGATTGTTTTTTCGCCCATCTCAGCAATCCACAATTCATATTCATCAGTTGTTTCTGCTACAGCAACAATTGCATACTCTTGTCCAGGAGCCAGATAAATTGGATAATCAAAGGTTACAGTTGTTGCGGTTTCGCCATTTGTTGAAGTTGTAATATCAGTAGGTCTGAGTGTTGTAGGATTTCCAATAATTGTTCTTGTTGGAGTTCCCAATTCAACAGTTCTTATTTCAATTCTTACTGGATCATTTCCAGATGGTTTGTTAGCAAAGAAAAGATCTACTGCGGTCAAGAAAGCACCGTTGGCATCGTCATTTTGCCCATTTAAATCTGGAGCATCAATTGTTCCACCAACACTAAATGATTGTGCTAGAGGATCATAGAAATTAGCAGTGACTCTAGTAGTTTGACGCTGACGAACTTCAAATCTACCCTCAGATCTGTATGATGCCTCTGCGGTTGACTGTAATTTGCTTCCTGGGAGAGGAGCGGCGTTTGTAGGACTGTTTGTCAGTTTATATGTTTTAGTTCCTGTAGATATTCTGACAGCAGGTGCTGGGACAGTGTATGGGTCTCTCAGGAAGAAAGATCCCAAAAGATCGCCATAATTATCACTGATCAAACGAAGATCCTTAACATATGCAACGGCACCACTTGTTTGTCCTACTAATTTTGTTCCTGTTTTAATATACCCAGAATACTTTCCTTGCGCTTCTTCCGAAAGAGCAAATGTGTCAATATTAAGAACTTTTGAAGATTGGCTGTATACGGCAGAAAGATTTTCTGATTTTATGTAAGGATTTATGTTAAAAATCTTTGATGGTGAATTAAAAGTTCCTTCTTTATGATTTCCAGAACACAATCTAAATGTTATTACAGATTCGCCATCACTATATCCAATTACAGTTTCCCCAACTTCAAAAGAACCAACAGAACCATAATTTACGAGTGTTGAATCATTAGATATTTCAAGTAATTTTGGAACAAAGTCAACACTACCGTTTCCATCAAAGAATTGATAGAATTTTGTAAGTGGTTTCAGATTGTTTGCTGAGAATTGTGTATTTCTGGAACGCATGTATGCATCTTTGCCAGAAGAAACTACAACATCTCTAGAAGTTACAAACGTTCCTGTTGTTCCTCTACGATTTGGATCTGGAACTCTCCTTGTGACTGAAGAATTGGAGTCTGCAAGTCTGACAGTTCTAACCCAACTATCATTAGTAGGAGAAAGTTTAACAAATCCATTATAAGAAACTACATGGAATGGATTTACATTTTCTACTTTAGTTGCCAGTGGTTGTTCAATCCAACCAACACTATTATATTTTAATGTAATTGCATTTCCTGTCTTTTGAACGTTTGAATCTAATAGATCAAAGTTTGTAGACAGATCTAAATTTTCATCGGTAGTATCGGTTGAAGGTGCTATCTGACTCTTAAGAGAATTGTCACTAATTATAGTTGTAAGTTCTTGAGCATCAGTGTCTACTTCTATTGAAGAAACATCTAGATTGATTAGAGAATTATTCTTAAAATCATCTACAAAGAATCCAGTCTTAAATCTATTATTTCCTTGTGCATCCTGAACTTGAAGAGTTTGTGTGTTTACTTCTAAGAGAGAAAGTGAAGTAACTCTCTCCAGATTTTCAATTCTATCTTCAAGTTTTCCAATATCTCTCATGGTATATCTTCTATTATCTACCAGAGAAATATCAGCATCACTTGGATCATACAGATATGCTGGAAGAGATATTGTTCCCAAATCCATCAATCCATCAGGATTTTTATTTGTTGGAATTTTTGGATTAATCTCGGAAATTCCTTTTTGTACAATAAAGTTTCCGAATGTATCTAGATATATTTTATCAATTCTTGGCAGATAATAATTATAACCAACTAACGAACTTTCTTTTGGTTTTAAAATAAGTTTTGGTAAAGTTCCAAAACTTCTTGAGTCAAAGTCAAATGGTGATTTGTCAGTAGCAGTGAACTGTGATACTCTTGGTCTAAAATCAAGTGTATCAGAAGCTCTTACTTTTCTAGCTCCGATAGAAGGAATATCCTCAGTAAATCTTTCATCATCATAACTGAGAACGGTATAAACATCACCACTATCTGAGGCGGGAACCGTGTAATGATCAAATACAACTTTCAATCTTCTGGAAGGAATTGGTGTATTTGAACTTCTGACAAGTCTGGAATAGTCGTAATATTGATCCTTTTGACCTTTGTCTAACGTGAAGGATGAAGTAACATCCTTATAAGAACCTTTAGTTACAGATTGAAGTGAAGCTGTATTGTTAGATTCTTCTAACGTGACACTTTCTCCAGCAATAAATCTATCTTGATTTAAATATACGACAGATAAAGAAAGAGACGTTGGTTTCGCAACTACTCTTGCTATAGTGTTACTTGTAGAACTGGTAATGTTTTCACCAATGATGGCATTACTCACTACAGAAGCATCAAAGAACTGAATTTGATCCAATGTTGATGCGTTTTCGTCTAATGATTCGTGAATGGCAAGAACTTTTACTACGTCTGGATAGTTTAAAGAAATTTCTTCATCTTGAACTCTCAGTCCATAGTTTGTATTATAAGTAAGACCATCGTTAATAGAAGTATTGACGCCAACACCAGACTGTTGATCTCTTGAATAGATGACATCAAGTGTTGAACTTCTTGTGTATTCTTTTATTTTACTTTGAATACCATTCTTTGTAAGAGAAGCATTTACTACAACACTAGTCTCACTAGTATCTAATCCATTAATGGTGACGACATTCCCACTAATAGAGAACGCATCAGAAGTTACTGTTCCAATTCCACCACCAGTGTAATGAACAGAATACCTTTCCTCATCAAATGGATCAAAGAATGCACTTGTGATTCCAGAAGTAATTCCACCCGAAGATAAGTCAAATGTTAAGACACCACTGCCGTCAGTCGTTTCACCAGTAATTTGCTCAGATATTTTTAGTGATGAACCAGAAAGATTTACCGATTCAATATTGGAATCTGGAAGTTCTGCGTAAAGATATCCCTTATCCTGATTTCTCAGCGCTGGAACACCAAGTTTTATTTGAGAGTATGTTCCGTTAGTAACTTCCCCTTTAGATATACCAGAAACAGTGGTTCCAATTCCAATGGTAAGTGATGACGTACTGACTGCAGTAACTCTATTGAATGTTTCATCGCCAGAAGAAGTCTGATATCTAATGACATCTCCAACTTTGACTCCGGTAAATACCTTTCCTGGACTTACAAGTGTATTTCCTCCACTGATTGTTCCACCAACAATTCCATTAGGAAGATCAATAGAATCTAGTACAGTATTTGCAGAAAAATCTGGAAAATCGGAGACACCAGTTTGAGAAACAGATTTAATATCTCTAGTTCCATATACAATTACTGACGCTACAGTGGCAGAAGCATCAACACCATTGATAATCAACTGCTCGCCTACGGAGAAAGTTCCTGAAGTTTGTCTAATACTTACTGCGCTACCAGATCCTGATGAAACTGCATATCCACTTGCACCACTACTCTTTCCTTTAATATATGATGATGTTATAAGATTTAAAGGTCCTACTGGAGTGTTTAATGTCAACTCCGTATATGTTTGAACATCATACAAATATAAATCCCAATTGGTAGATCCATCTTGATATGCAGATCCTGTTAGATTAAACGTATAAACTCTGGCATCTCCTATTTTAGTTCCACCACCATTAGTGTGTCTATTATAAAGATCGATAGATTCTTTTTGTTTTGGTGCCCCAGTTACATTATTGACTCTGAGAAGATTTCCCATTTCAAAGGGAATATTTGCAGTAGATACTGTTGCAGTATCTCTTGGTTTTTCTACATCAATAATTGTATTTGATACTTTTTCCACATTATAACCACCAACATAAGCTTCTCCAGGAGAAACTTTTACACACATGAGATCATCGGAAGGTATATTAAGTTGATCTGTAGATTGATTGTTAAAAAACAGTCCATCATTTCCCAACTTGTCATTGAGTGAATTGTGTAAAGATACTTTAAAATTGTCTAATGCATAATGCCCAGACTCCTCATATGTTCTTTCTGCGATGTAATCACCAAGTCTGTTGAGTTGAGTCTTATTTTCAATTTTCTTTATTTTACCATCTTCTACTCTAAGAAGTTCTACAAAGTCCGTATCATTGGTGTCTGTGAGTAACTTCTTAGATAATGTTAAATTAATTTGTAATCTATCTGCACCTGGTGCGGCATAATTTGTAAATCCTCTAGCATTGTCATATAAAGATCCATCGTCTTTAGCGTTGACAAGCAATTCGCTAATTGTTAAACCAACTCTGTAAGATGGTGTGTTTGTATACTTGTCAAGTAATATTGTTTGCTTTGAAACTTTCGCAAAATATCCTCTAATAAAATATATTCCTTCTCCAATTGATGCTGCTGAACCGATAGAAGTTGCGTTTAAACTGATAAGAGACGCAAATGGAGTTCCAGCAGTGATAGTTGTGTTTCCATAAACTACATTTTCATCTGCAGACAATGATTCTCCATCTACAAACTGATCAAAGACAAAATTATCATTAGAATCTACATACTTCACATAAATTGTTGGATCTTGAATATCTCCACCATCTGGAAAAGCGACAAATTGAACTGTCGCAGTAGTCCCAGAGGTTTGTCCTGTAATTTTCTTACCTATAAGACTTCTGAGATATAATGATATGTCAACACCAAACTCAGTTGAATTTAACTTAACTGCATAAAATTGACCATCATAGACAATGTTTCCGGGTATTACTACCGTTCCTTCTTTAAATGTATAACTTCCAAAATTTTCAATCTGATTTTGTAATATCGATTGAAGTGTAGTTAATTCTCGTGCCTGAACTGGAAATCCTGGCTTAAATAAGACTTTATAAAAGTTTTTACCCGAATCAAAATCATCATAATATGGGTTGATATTTAAGTCTGTTTTTTGTGCCATCTTTTTTAGAATTCCAGAATGATTTTAACGTCTTCTTTTTGCCTAAGATTTCTTTCAACTTCAGGTCTATTATCAATGTAGATAATATCCCCTGTCTTTTTATTTATCTCTGGATCTGCAAGTCCACCTGTGAAATTGACTCCTAGACTAGTTCCATTTACAGAACTTCCAGTAAATCCAGATGCTACTGATGTTTGAGTAGCAGTAGTAAACACAATGCTGTCTGTATTATTAAACTCAATAACTTTTGAATCTACTCCAATGGTTGTCCTATCTTCTTGATTAACACCATCAGTTAAGAATAATGATCTATCTTTAAAATATTTTAATACTTTTGTATCACTATCATATGAAGCAACCCAACCCTTCGCAATCTCTGTAGATGATTGAGTCTGAGTAACTTTTTCTCCTACTGTTGGTGTTCCTGTATATGAAGAATCCAGTTTTAATGCACTTAAAGACGAATAAGTTGAACCAGTAAAATTGGTAGAGGCAAATCCTGAAGAAGTATACTCCTTTGGATTTTTAACTATTCCAACCTGAGCAAATTTTGTATCTACTGGAAAATCCTTAGTAGAATCATCAAACCTTGCATAAACCAAAACTCTATCGGCACCTAATTCGGTATAGAGATCATATCCATGTCCTCTTGATGGAGGAATAATTGGAATTAAATTTGCAGCACTTGATATAGTTCCAGTTCTTTCTAGGTCAACAATACCAAATGTATAACCTTTTCCTCCAGTTGTAACATTTGTAGAAGTAATTGCCCCATTAGCATCTACTGTTATCGCAACTCTACCTCCAGTGCCATCACCTAAAATATCATACGTAGATGCCGTATAACCTAAACCTGCACTTTTAATATAAACTTTTTTAATTTGATTATTGTTTGCCTCAGAGTCTCCTGCTTCTCTAACTGATTGAATTTGAGAATCTGAAGACGTTGACCAGTCATTAGGCAAAACAATATATTCTGTAGAATCAAACTTGATTACATCACTTGGAGAAATGGAGAATAGATACTTCCATGTATATCCGTCAGATCCTGCCGAAAATGGTTGCAAATCTGTTGATGTTGGTTCAAATTTTGATCTACCACCTTTTAAATTGGAACCAGAAGAACCATTATCAATACAAATATAAACTCTGAAATCACTATTAATTACATAATAATTTGAATCATATAATCTACTAGTTGCTGAATTTGGAGTTGTATTAGAAGAACTATAATCATGCCTATACATGTCATAGGCAGTGTTTGTTGTCCACTGAACTTTTCTTATTACTCTTCTAACATTTGTACTAGTAATTCTTTTTCCAAAAACTCCAGTATCTCTATAATGTGTTAGATACTGAGAGTTGTCGGTTGGACTTGGAGGTCCGCTGGTGGCAGTACTCCAATCGGAAGTTCTACCAAATCCAACGGCGGTTGAATTTGGTAGACCTAAGAAAACATAGTATGAATTATTATCATCTAATACAGAATCTATAAAGTTACTCGCATTCAGTATTCTAAATTGATCTGTTACGACAGCAGCCATATTAACATAGTTTTTTAGATATTTATAACAGTTTGGGTAAAGCGCCAGTAGATCTTATTCCCACATTTCTTCTTTGAAGAATTGGATATGTTGAAAGTCCTGATACAACCCTTCCAGTTACACCTATTGAAATTGGATTGGAAGATCTTTCTAAAGAAGCATTGGACAACCTACCCCAAGAATATCTGCCAACTGGATAATCTTCAGTTCCTGTGGTGTTTATTCCAATAACATTTGAACCAGAATGAATACGGCAAGTTATAATACCAGTAGAGGTATTTAAATCTTGAACATAGTAGATATTGTCAATATAAGTGGTGCCAATACCAACAATTTGACTACCAGAGGTGTCAATTGATGTAACTCCAGATCCAACCGAAGTATTGAAGATATAAATTGGATAACCAACCTGAAGATCAGTTCCAACTAAAGAATCTAATGTAAATTCTATAGCAAGATTTGGTGAAGATGTAGATGCAATTCCTACAACAGATCCAGAATCTCCTTGGATAGTTGTGAAGTTCTTTACAAGTTCAATTGAATCATTTCCAGTTATTGTAGATATTGAAGCAGTTGATATTCCACCAACTATTAACGCATCAAAAGAACTTAAATCAGGATCTTCATATTTAAATAATTCAACACTATCAACAAATATTTCAGTATCAGATGTAGATACATCATCAATAATATTTGCTGTTGGGAAAATTAGTGACTCAATGGAATCTCTCGCTTTAGAAACAAACTCACCGTTGATGTTCTTATCGACTTTTTGTTTTGTCCAACTTAATGGTCTATAAGTTTCAGTTACTCCAGGACCAGAGTACGTTTCTGTTTCAACTTTATCCGAGAATGACAGATCTGTAGCAGTTCTCTTGTTTTGAGATAGAATATCTGGAGCATCATTGAATTTTACTACTTGAAGAGTATCACCCTTCTTTATAGTTTCAGAAACACTACCAACAGAAGAATCAGAAGAACTTCCTTTGTAGAAATAAATTGAAATATTGTCTTCTGGTTTTGGTGCAGTAGTAAATACGAACGATGTTCCTCCACCAAAAGTATAATTAACTCCTGGTTCTTGAAGAACTCCATTTATGAATATCAATAAACAATTTTGCAGGTCAATCCTGATGCTAGGATCCGCTTCAAAGCTAATAAGTTCCCCATTATAGAATAATGGGAACGTTGTTTTTGTACCATCCTGAAGATCTGAAATAGAGTCAATAAAGTCTAAGTTTCCAAACTGCCAGGAAGCAAATTTATCGGAATAAGTTTCTAAGACTGTTAATTCAAATTCGTGAATAGGACTTGATAATGTAGAATCAGTAACGAGACCAACAGGT